TTTACAATACGCTTTTTTGAGCCTGCTTCAATTTTAACCGCTCCCTCGTAAGAGATAACAGTTCCATTAATTGATAAATTGCCGTAATCTAAAATTGCCATAATTATTCAAAGGTTGGAGTGAAATTAACAATAAGTTGTCTAACTTGTGAAACAATATTTGCGATTGATTCTGCGGTGATTTTTCCATCAACCAAAGTAATCACAATTGAATTTTCTAAAGCTTGTTTAAATGCATTAGCTTCTTCGCTACCAGCTCTTAATAATACATAATTATTATTACCAGTTTTATAACCCGATAAAGCTCCATAATAGCCCATCATTTTAGCAATAAAGCCTTCACGATTAACCATAGGGCGACCAGCTATTAGTTGACCAGTTGTTAGAATATGTTGCGAGAAATCAGCTTTAAGATTTTGGAAAACATAATCACGAACAATTGTTAATGTATCAACATAGTTAATATATTTAAATGTTTTATCAATTTGTCCTAATGCATCTGTTTTGTAAGTCGTAACCGCTTCATTACAAATAATAGTTGTATTTGATGGATTATTTCTAAGCAAAGTAATTCCGCTATTTTCTAATTCTACACATTCTGCATCTGTAAAATCATGCCCAGTTTCAATGGTTGGAAGCAAATTAAATGGAGTATTATGATAAGGTATGCCACCAAAGAAGCTACCGCCAATTGATTGTCCATTAGTTGTAATTGATGATACATTTGCACCTTCTGTTAATCTTAATTCTCTTAGGCAAGCAAAATAAGAAGCAATAACAATTGGGCTTTCAAAGATTGCTCCGCCTTTGTGAGTTGATGTTGCAATTAATGGTATTCCTAAGTATGCTAAAGTTTTTTGATTTAAAGCATCGCCTGCGGTGTTGGTATTTGAATAAGTATCAGGTTTAGAAGTTATACCAATGCCATCAATAATTTTATTATCAACATTAAATCTTGCTTCTGTGAAAGCTGTTAAAGTTGAAGTTCCCCACTCGGCAGGGTAAACAATCGAGGTGTATCTTTGGTCAACAACTGGATCAAATAAAGATGTTAAAACTGGATTAGTTGCACCGCTCGCCATTGCTGTAAGTGTTGCAGTAATTCCAGCAACTGAACCAACTATTTTAAGTCCGATTGTGTTTCCTTGAACTCCATCGTTATTAGCAGTTAAAGCAACTGAACCAGTTGTGTTTACTGCGGTTACTGGAGAATAAGTATTGGCGGTAATTAAAGTTTCTAAATTAGCACCAATTGAGCTAGCGGTTGCACCACTGGCAACGGCTAATTCATATTTACCATTTCTAATTGAATCAATATAAACTGTTAAAGTTCCTGCTTCGGTAGCTGTTCCGCTAAAAGCTATTGTTCCTGTTGATGCAACGCCTGAAGCATTATCAATTAAACCAATTGCACTAATTTTAGGTTTAATTTTAGAAACTGAAAGAGCATCAATCATGGCTCTACCAGCTTTTGCAATTTGTGATTTAGCACCAAAGAAATCATTAAATTCTTTTTTAGAAATAATGCCTTCTTTTAGTTGACCGCTTGAAGCAGTTCCACTAATCATGCAACCGACTAACAAAATTGAACGCTCTCCCGCATTTTTGGCGGTTAAAGCTGATTTAATATTTGCAGTTATATTTGGAAATGATGCACCCATTATTTATTTACCTTTTTTTGAGTTGATACAATTTCAACGCAATTATCAATTGCTGAATCTCTTATTCTATTACGCCAAAATATTTCTGAGGGCACTCCGTCAATATCATCAACTTCAATAATTGAATCTTTAAAGACTTTGCCATTTGGCGTTTTAATATCTTGATTTATTTTTAATTTCATAAAATAAAATTTAATTTTTATATTGAAATAATGCTAAAAATATAAATTTTGGCAACCCTAAAAACTATGATTAACTTCTAGTATTAACATAAAATTCAAGGTTGTTATCTTGAAATATTCCATCGATTATTTTTAATGGTGTTCCATTGTCGAAATCTGCCGTATCTTCTGTTTGTATAATGTTTGGAACTGTAAAATCAAACCTGTGTGTATATCTTGCTTCAATGTAATCATCTGCTTCATCGCCAATAAATTGGCATGGTTGAGTTTTTTCTTCTTTTAAATCACTTACAAAAATATAATTTGCTAAGCATTTTAAAAGCGGGTTTAAATAAGTTTTTGCTTGGTCTTGTGAAATACCGCCAAGGGTTGAGCCTGCTGAAGGAATTACAACATAAATATTAAATTGTTGCATAGATGTATTCCAATAAGACTCATTTTTTTTATTTGAAGAAGATGAATCGCCAACAATTGTATCATCTTTAAAAGCTTGATTTTGACTTAGAACAACAAAAGCCCAGACTTGTGAAATATCACTTGAATTTGTTGAATAATATTGTTGTATTCTTGCTGGCGTTGGTGCGTGGTCAATTCTAGTTAAGCAACTTACTTGAATCGTTCCTTGCGCTGGCGATAGCATAGAGCCAGTTGTTTGGTAAGAAAAAGAAGTTGCATCAATTTTTGTAATTTGTTTATAACCATTATAACCTTCTTGGTCTTCTAATAATAAATAACCACCCGATACAGTTGACGGGCTTCCACTTACTTTAAATTTAAATGTTAAATTATTTGGAACGCTTACTAATTCTTTTACGCCATTATATCCACTAGCTCCCGCAATCTCAACATATAAAGGTAAATTTGCTGGAGAATATTTAGAAGGGTCGGTTAATTCGTGGTCGGTTGATGCTGTTGCTGTTGCAATTCCATTTGAAGAGCGGTTGCAGTTGTGCAGGTAATCGTCGTCCCGCTTCTTGTTAATGAAGAGACATTAATTATTGTTGAAAAATCATCGGTATATTTTGGTAAAATTTCTTTTAATCTATTTACTATGTAAACCCCTTTCATTTCTTACCCTCCAATGCTTTTTTTAACTGAATATCTATGTTTGATTTAATTTTATTTTTAAGCTTTAAAACTGTCCGTTTAAACGGCTCTCTTGCTTCCATTTTAGAAGTTCCATTTTCTAAAAATTCCGCATATTCTGGAGCTGATTGATTTGCACCAAATTCAAGAGTTCTATTGCCTCTAACGGCAAAATCAACGGACTTTCTAAACTTACCCGTAATGATTGCAGGCGTTTCGTTTGGGGCTGATGCAATATGCAATTTAGGCTTCTTTAGTTTACCACTAACTCCACGATAAACTTTGTAAGCTCTACCACTTTTAGGGGCTTTCATATCTTTGTTTAAATCTGCGACTAATTGCTTTCCCGATGTGTAAAAGCCTTGACGAATTGCTTTTGTTAATTCAACTGGCAATTCATATAAAAATTTCATTGTTTTTTCGTTGCTTGAGCCAGCTTTTACTTTAATCATCGTTTATTAGCATTAATTGTTTTATCGCCTTTCTCTGTGCTTCTTAACCGCACTATGTTATCCATTTTATCGATGTTGTCGGTGTTAGTTATTTTATATAAATTATTTTTGTATTCTATCCAAAGTTGTTTGGTCAAAGGAATTGCAGTATTAAAACGAACATAAAAATCAGTGTTCAAACCATTCTCAATATTAACGCCATCGACAAATTCTCTTGATGCATTTGTTTTAATCATTGCCCACACTTCCGCAACTGTTGTAAATGCTACGCTTGAAAGTCCGTTAGGTGCATTATTTGGAGCAATTGAAGTTGTTTGTATTTTAATTTTCTCTCTAAAATCGCCAATGCAAACTTTATTTACATTTCTTTTGATTGATTGACATTTCATATAATAAATTTTTGTGATACAATATATGGAAAAAACAAAGATTTAAATTGTGAATTATTTTCGTTTACGCAATCTCCAGCATTCTCATATAGATAAGCACAAACACTAAGCATTGCTTGTTTTAATGTTGCGGGAAAGTTTGGATAATCAACTTTAAAAGTAATTATAACCGCTTGCTTTCTCTCGTAAGTTGTTGGAAATGTTTTATCGTTATTAATATAGATTGATGAATAATCTGCATCATTAGTAAAATAATAATCGCTTGAACTTAATGTTTGAAGAGCATTATTAACATCGTAATATTGAATTGAAGTAATCGATTTTAATTTACTTTTTCTAATTTCTATTCCGTGGCAATAAGGAAAAGAATCTAGAAATGTTTTATATTCTTTTTCAACAAAATCACGCCCCGTTATTTTTTCTCCAATTTGACGAGAGACTTTAATAAAAGGCGTTAAAATACTATCGTAATCAGTGCCGTCAACTTTTAAGAAAGTTTTAATCTCGGCTAAAGTTATAACTTCACTTGTTGCGTCGGTTGTTAATATATAATTTATCGGCGATACTGTCATGATATTTTATTTAAACACTAGCCAATTTTACTTGGCTAGCATTGTTAATTATGGTCTAGTAACAATTTTAATAATGGTGGGATTTGTCGCTTGAATAGTTCCAGAAACAACCTTTAAGAATCTTAAGCCCTTAAAAGTATCAACCGAAGATTCAAGATAATATTTAGAAGTCCCTACGGTTCGACTAATTGCACCACTGTTATTATGAATTGCCACATAAGTTCCAGTAAGAGTGTCACTTCCTTCAAATGTTAAAGCAGTGCCTGTTAAATTTCCGTCAGTTATAAACCCGACTATTGAAGTTCCATATAAATCAATTGCGTTAGATTTTGTTTGTCCTACTGCAATAGTCGCATTTGCTTCAAAGCAAAGATTTGATTGAAG